TGGCTTTGCCCAATCCGTCCGATACCTTATCGGTATTATCAGCCAAACCTCCCATAGATTCTGAGGCACTGTCAAATGACGCTGAAAAATCAGTTAGCTTAATACCAAAGAAACCTGCAATGCACTCAGCTAGGTATCTTATTACTTTTGCGGCTGCGATTGCGTAAGGCAAAATCATCTTCAATATTGGCAGGAATATGTTACCTAATGACCTAGCGGCTAAAGTTAACTGTGCATTAAATACACGCAACTGGTTAGCAGGAGCATTTAATGTTCTCGCCATATCACCCTGTGCCGCCGTAACCTGTGTCATAATTGCATAATATCTAAGTTCCGATTTCTCAGCCTGCGTCATTTTTGATATTTTCTTATCAATACCCAGTGTGTAGGCTTCCTGCTGTAACCTTGCTACAGACAAATCATAACCTAACCTACGCAAAGGCTCCAACTCTCCTGAGATACCAGATTGCAATTTTTCCATCGAATTTTCAAAAGGTATATTGTAGAAAGATGAAATATCATAACCTAACTGCGTAAGGTTTTTAGACATCAAATATGCCCTGTCCTCAGCAACACCAAAACCCTTAATAATTGTGTTGAATATACCCTGATTGCGCATAAATTCGCTAGGGTCTATACCTACTGCTTCACTAACGACATCTGCATACTTTTTAGCTTCCTTAGCATACTTACCCATTGAAACGTTGAAGAGGTTTAAGTCCTCAATGTACTGATTTGATTTTGTAATCCAAGAAGCTAAAAACCCTGCGGCTCTCCTAAGTACATTTATTGTTAGGTGTACTTTAGCCCACAAGTTAACATAACTGAGTTCAGCTTCTTTGTTGGCTGACGGTATGGTTCTTGTGGCAGATACAGTACGCCTTATATTTGCAGGTAGTCTTGTGAACGCATTGGCAGTTATATCAAGTCTGTTTGCAAGAGGTGCTAATGCGTTAGACAGAGCCTGTATATCATTCGTAAACTGAGCAAAGTTTACAGCATTCAATGCTGTGGCTAACTCAGGTAATTTTCCAAGCTGTGTTATTATGCTCTTTAATCCGCCTGCTTTACCCAGTCCTGCTAAAGGATTTAAGGCTGTACCCAACTCATTGAGGTTATACAATCCTTCTGTAGTAAGTGAGGACAAGTTAGAGCCAATGCTTTTCAGCTGTGTTCCGATTGATGATGATATCTTTACGGAAGACAGCTTAGACAAACTTTCAGCAAGGCGGTCTATCTTAGATACTGAACCTGAATCTATGCTTTGTAATGATGAATCAAGTTCGCTTATCTGATTGGATACGCTTTTTAATCCAATACCGCCTTTAACTGCATTTTTAATTTTAGCTAAAGAGGAAGTAAGCTCATTTATGCTACTGACAGCAGACGATGAATCAGACTGTATTTGTATTTCAAGATTGTCTATAGTAGACATTTGCTCACTTCCTTTCTTTCTCAAATCGTTTATTGTTAGACACCATAAATGCGTTCATCTTAGCTTTTGCCTCAGCCTTTTCTCTCTCAGCTTGTTTTCGCTCAGCTTCTGCAATATCTTTCTTGCTGATAGGATAAGGCTCATTCATATAACTAACAGGCTTAGTTCCTTTAGGAGCAAATGCCATAAGTACAGGGGACACTCTAACAAGTGCGTCATAAAAATACATACCCTGTAACCACGCTGTCTGATTGGCATTTTCCTGTCTTATCTTGTCTGCCTCTCTATAGTATTTAACTAATGTGCAATCCTCTTCCCAGTATTGTTTATAGGTCATTCCTATCGAGAGGTAATACGGAAAGTGCTTATTGAACGTTTCCGTGTAATAAAAAGAGGAAGCAGAGCGGTTATTACGCTCGCTCCCCATTGTGTTGTTGGACAGAGAACTTGTTAGAAGCTCGCTGTCCAGTTTAAGTTTCCCTCAGCTTCTTCTGGCTCTTCAACGAGTGACAGAATCGGCTCAGCATACATCTCAGCAAGTTTGCCGATTAAGTCCTCTTTGTTGGTCATCTTGTCAAAGATTTCATCAATGACATCTTGCTTAACATACCTGTGGTGGGCAAGGAAAGCACCTCGGAATAACTCAGGAAGCGTAGACATCGGCTTCTCTGACACCTCCGCTGCGATGAAGCCTTTTCTTTCCATCTCAGCTACTGTCTTTCTTGTAAACTCTAAGGTATATTCCTTGTCCTGGTATTTAAACTTTAACTGCTTTGCCATAATAAAACCTCCCTTTGATTACGCTTTCTGTGTGATTGGTGTACTTGGTGTAATAGTTACGGTCATACCGACAACCTCATTTACACCGCCGCCCTTAACGAATACTGATAACTCTCCCTTGAACTCGTACTTACCGTCTGAGCCTGTAGGTGTGACTTCTCCACCTACGCCCTCTGTACCACCAAGCCAAACGGCGTATTCTTTCTCAGCACCTTCCATAGCCTTAAGTCTCTTATACTCATCGAGTGTGTAGTTCGCAGGGAACTCGAGTGCGTCAACACTCTGAATACCAGGTATGGAAGTCTTCATCTTATCCGATAAAGTGGTAGTATCGAGAGATTCAGGCGCACCACCCAAATCAGGAAATTCCTTGATATCAATAAGTTTCTTCCAATCGGTATCTTTTACCATAAGGAAAATTTTGTATGAACTAATAGCCATATTATTACCTCCTGTAAATTACTTTGTCTTTAGATACAACCGCCCTGTATCTTGCTACAATGCGGTATATTGTTGCGTCAAGTTCGTTCGGTATCGGAGTATACATTATTCTCGTAAATCCCAATCTCTCGAACTCACTGTCAATAATTGATATTATCGACTTTGCTTCTGTTTTCTTACCCTTAGTTTTGTTAGAGTAAACATTTATTTCGTACATTACCTGTACGTGGTTTTCTACGGATTCGTTTGTCCTTGTGCTTCGGTATATCTCATTATCCATCTCAATCAGTGACACACTTGGGAAAGACGGCGGACTCTTGACGTATTCACCCGATATGTAGATACCTGGATATTTTGCCCTCAGCTTTTCTGAGACATTCCCAAATACCTCATTTTCAATATCTATCATGCGAACACCTCCTGAGCTATAATGCTTATTTCATCGCAGGCACTCTTTAATGCGTTATACATAGGCATTTTCGCTGGTGCGCCTCGTGTTAAATACAAATCTCCGTCTTCATAAAAACCCCAAGTCTTCTTTTTACCCATACCGTAGCCGTAGCCACCAATGGTAAATCCTAACTCAGAGCCTTTAGGGTGTGGTGAACTGCCTGCTGAGCCGTTGTAATATACACCAGCTCCGAACTCAACCCATACTGCGTCTTCACCTTTTGCTATAACTAGCGTCATAGCGCCTGTCTTTTCAACGGAGACACTCACCTTAGCGTACTTAGGACTTCCGTTTACGATATCTGAGATAACCGCTCCGTCAAATCCTCTCTGGCTTTCAAGGGATATTCTCTCAGCCACTCTGTCTCTTAGCTGTTCTGATTTCTTAACGATATCATTCTTATATCGATTCAACTCTCTTATTGCTTCGGCAATGCTCTCTTCCGATAAGCTGAAACTGATTACTTTCCTGCCCATCACACTACCTCGACACTTCGACTTTAGTTACGGCAACCGATATGCTGTTAAGGCTTTTCGCTATTTTCTTAACCACATAATCGTGAGGGGTTTCCGTTTTGCCTTCGATATCGATGACAGGGGCTGTATCAATCCATAGTATGGAGTATTCGTCAATCTGAGGGAATATATTGTCTCCTACGATAATCTTGTCATAGTCAACATTCGCCCCAAACTGTTCGACATCTGCTTTGCCGTTTGCTGCTGAGATATTAGCAAAGAACTTGTGAGGTTCTGAGTATTTAACCTCATATTCCCCTGTGGCATTACCATAATCATCAACCATAGGTTCTTTACCTTCGTACAAGGCATAATAAAAAGCTGTCTTATTACGGTTTAATGTCTTCATTTCATCACCCCGCAAAAAGGTGTAACCACTCTTAACATTGATTCTGGAATATCAGCATTTTCATAGGTTCGTGATATTCCGTTCTCTGAATGTGTCTTCTGACCTTCCGCACCTCTCTTATTCAAGAGGTATGCTGCTATCTCACATTGTAAAGCGTGGTATTTTTTGGGTACTTCCTCAATTTCCTCATTATACGGATATGCTTTAGCAAGTATCTTGCTCCCAGCTATATTCAAATAGGCGGATAACACTTCGTCTGTATCAGAATCACCTACCATAGCTTTCAGCATAGTTAGTTTCTCACTTTCCGTCATGTTATCCACCTCCTCTTATTTAACCGTTAGTGATAAGTCTTGCCATTGGAATGCTCCTGTGGTTGAATTTACGCTCCCAGTTTGCTTTATCAAAAAGCTGAGCGTCTGTTGGGGATTCAGTCCAACCAGTAGATGGTACTTTGAATGAGAAGCCGTTTGGATGGATTGTCTCCCTAAGTCTTGTGATGAGAGTATCCTGACCACCGTTCTTAGTAGCCTCTCTTACCTTTTCTACAGGCACATCTACCCTGCCCTTTGCTGTCCTTAATACGCCTTTTCCTAACAGGTAGGTAGTGTACTTAGGAAGATTGGCTACTGATGTATCTACAGGCACGCTGTCATCGATGACGACTAACAAGCCGTTAGCACTTGCAAGCCTCATAGGACGCTGGATACCGTTAGCGTCTGTCTGCTTCCAATACTCTAATGCCTGAATGTTCTCAAGTGTCTTAGCAACATTTGAGTGCATAATAGCCATAGAGTAAAGTTCCTTATTGTCTCCCAAAGTGTCGGTCATAACATCATTGAGAGTGGTTTCAGCAATCTTTGCGGCAGCACCAGAAGCCTTTGCAATATTGACGGTATGCTTAGCCCAGTCTGCGTCACCAGCAATGTCAAAGATACCGTTTAAGATACCGATAACCTTTGCCTGACGCTTCTTAGCCCAAAAATCAGCAACCTTGTTAACAATATTACCGAATGGGTCTGCACCTGATAACTCAGCTACAAAATCCCTAGCGGTGTGTCCTGCTGCTCTACCGTAAACCACACCTGTCTGAGAATCTGCACTAGTCTCAGTAGAGGTAATATCGGTCTTACCATCGTAATTTACTTCGTTACCCTCAAGCACGTTGTAAAATGGAATAGTGTACAAATTTCCGTCATTCTGAATAAGGCTCGCAATTGTAGGGTCTTCTACCAGTGCCCCGCTATTAAGCATCGCAACCTTTACAGGGTCGGGTGCGCTTCCCCACGCCTGTAAAAATAATTCGGCGTCAAATGGAAAATTCAAGTAACTTTTTGGCATAAATCATTTCCTCCTAATTCTGTGATAATTCATTGAATAATGTTGGGTTTTCTAGTTTCATTTTCGCTTTTTCGGTAAGCGTAAGTTTGGCAAAGTCAATTCCACCACCAGTTCCACCTTCTGGTTTTGGGGTATCTTTTAGAGCGTCAACCTTATATTTCTTTTCAAGGTTTGACTGGTGTTTACCCTGATTAGCAAAAACCGTAGCAAAATCTCCACTAACTAACGCCTCAGCTGTTTCAGAAGCCAACTTCTCGTCATATCCTAATGCTAAGAAGTCTGCCTTACGCTGTGTGACAGTAGATTCGTGAAGCAACTTTGCATAATCTGCTTCAAGTTTTGCAACCCTGTCTGCCTCCTGCTGAGCCTTCTGCTCGGAATCGGATAGGGTTTCCCTCAGCTTCCTCTTATTTTCGGCAGCCTCACTGTTAGCCTTAGACACAGCGTTCTTTAACTTTTCTATTTCAGCCGATTTGTCCTCAGGCAAGGTAAAATCTTTTAACGCCTCCTCTATCTCACTGATTGCCATTCCGTCTTTATAACGGTCTTTTAGTAGCTCCTGTAATGTCATGTGTTATTCTCACTTTCTGTTTTATTGTCTTGACTGACATCTGCGTTTTTTGGTGTGTTTTCACTAACACTGTTTTTCTGTTCCCATTCCTCGTAATATTCTTTGCTCATCGCGTACGCTGATTCAGCGTCCGTAAACAGCCCTGAATGTAAGAATGCAAGTCTAGGATGGATTTTAGGCTGCTGTAGCATAGATACAAGCACTTGTGATTTGCTCTGAATTGCCTCGTAATTCCTACGGGTAAATTTCATCGCGATATCACCAAGTTTCAAGTCAAAATCAGCACAATCTCTACAAATCCTTAATACTAATTTCAGCATTTTCTTTTCTGATTTCTTGAACATATGTTCCGAATCTTTAGCCCTCGCTTCCGCAAGAGACCATCCATCTCGTAATAATACCGCCGTTCCAGTATCACTTGTAGAAGAGCCACCGTTTCTGTTAGGCATACCACAAATAGTAAGTACCGCATTGTACAAATCCTCTTTGAGCGTCTGAGTATGTTCTTGGTTCAACTCGGTTGTGACCATGTCCACATCTGCTTTCTGCCCATCAACCGACTTAACCTTGATTGCACCCAGTTCCAAAAACTCTTTGTATTCGTCTTTCGATATGTCGCAGTTCACAAATTTAATGAACGCCTGTATGAATTGCTCAACGCCATCAAGACGGTTGCTCACAACGTTATTGATAGCGTCAAGCAGAGGAAGAACTATTTCAAATGCCCCCAGCCTTGCGTTGTTGGCAGGATATTCAAATATTGGTATCACACCCAAAATGTGGGGTTTACTCTCCAATATCCTCATATCCTCAATTCTGAAATACATCTTATCCGTGTATATGGAATACCTGGCCTTACGGTCTTTATTCCTGCCTATCTTGACCGCCATAAGAGGTTTGTTGCCTATCTCCTCTGAGTAAACAACAAATGTATCCCTAGGGTCTAATGTGTTAATTTCAAAAGGCGCATTCTCCTGTTCCCCTTTATCGTCAGGGGTAATCAGCCTAAAAGCAGTACCGCATATCATCTGCCACTCAACAAGCTCCTGGTCTTTTGCGTCTTTATCCTCAGAGAACATCATTTCATTGAGCTGGTTTATCTGCTCAACAATCTTCTCTTCACTGCTCCTGCTTACATACTGGATAGGTTCGCCACAGAGATACCCAACCTTAAACGACACAATTTCATTCGCCCTGTTTTCCACTATCCTGTTGCAAATCTCAGGTCTTACTTCCTTCTCGCGGAATCTTATAGGCTGTTCGCCTCTGTAGTATCTCCACAGATAATCAATTTCAGCACGGTTTGTGTCGTGCATATAAAGCACTTCACTCAGCACGTCCAGCACGTTGCTCTCGTCTACTGCATCAACGCAGGACGTAATAACGCGTCTTCCGCTAAAATTTTTCGTTGGACTCTGCATTAAACCTCCTTCCTCAAAACAAAAAGAGCGCACTACTGTTCGAGGTCTAAACCTCTCGCAATAATGCGCTCCACAATTTATATTTATTCACTTATATTGTGTATTATACACCATTATACAGTATTTGTAAAGTATTTTATATATTTATTCAAAACGGTCTCTTGAATACTTCCACTTTTGCCACATCAAAGCTCTGAGCGTATTCCGAAAACATAGCCATACCGTCAGGAACATCATCGTGCTTATTCTTACCAGCAACCGTATAAGTCGTAAGCATATTCATCATCTTACCGTAATCACTCTGCCTCGTGTATAAACTCTCGTCCTTAAACAGGCAGTGTTCCTTAACCCACGCACTGTTTAATATTATCTTCGTTTCCTTATTCGCACTCGTAAACTTTGTTGTAATATGTGTAATACCACCCTTTTCCTTCACAATCCCCTGTATCTTCTCAGCAATCCTGCCACCAGCTGAATTGCTCTCAAACCTGCACATCTGTACTTTCTGCCTAATCAGAATATCAGCAAGCCTAGCGTCCACCACCTCAGGAAGACTGTTGTCACACACGCAGTCCTCAATATAATAATCATTTCCGTACACATACCCTACTGGCAGAAACGCATAATCAGCTCCCTTGTCCTTAGTATCACATATACCCAGTATTCCGTCAGGCTCTCCTGTAGGAAGCTCAAAGTATCTCCTGAGCTCACCCTCATGGTACAACAACCCCTCACGCTCTATAGGCTCATTCATATACAACGCCCTCCAAGACGCGTCATCCATTGTCTCCCTCTGTTCGTGGTAAAACTCTGTACTAAACCCCACACCGTAAGGATAATCAAAGTTAGATTCATCGTTCTCATCAAGTGCGGGTACCTTAATAAACTTAGCCCGCTCACTGCCTTCGTATCTCTCCTCAAGCCTGCCTATTACATCGTGTACCGACCACCTTGTAGCAATGTGCAGTTCCTTACACACATTTCCTATCTTTCTCA